CTGGAGTGGTAACGAAATATACACTCAAGGATTTAGAGGCAATGAAAACAAGACTGCTTGCGGATAAGGCAAGGATAGAGAAGATGATAGTGGATACGGGTAAGTGTATAGTGGAGTGTTCAAAATAAAGGAGGAACAAATGGCAGAAGCAAAGGCAGTAGCGGATTTACAGGGTATCAAAGAGGTAGAGGCAGGTGCAAGACCACAGATAGAACAGGCAAAGGTATACGACATCCCGATGTATAAGACCCTGAAGGATAGGGATGGTAAGGATGTTGAGGTTCTTGTTCAGACCTTAAGGACTACCAAGAGACAGCTTGAGCAGGCTATCGCACAGGCTAATGGTCGCATAGCACAGGCACAGGCAGAGGTAGCGGAACTTCAGGCGAAGCTGGATGCTATCGTAGCGTTGGAGAAATAATAAGGAGAAACAATGGGAGAATTTCTACACCCATGGGGACAATTTGGGTTGATAGGGCTTATGATAGGAGCAATAGTTTTACTTCTGTTCTTTGTTATTAAGTGGACTCTTGCTACTACTAAAGATATACTTAATACTAATGCAAGGCAAGTTGAGGCATTTCAAGAAGCACAGAAAGGATGGATAAGTGCATTAAACGAACACACAGCACAAGCTAAATCATTCCACGATGAAGTCAAGGAAGCACACGCTTATCAAAGGCAAGAGCATCAAGAGATGATTAAGTGTTTAGGAAGGTTAAATGGATACAAGTAATGAAAGACGCAAAGAAGATGAGTGTCCAATATGCCATAGTAGAATGAAAGCTATTATTAACAATGACTTATGTTGCATCGGGATAGGTTGCCAATATATCTACAGACGCAATGTAATAAAGCATAGATTAGACGACAAGACAATAGCTGAATTAAAAGAAGATTGGAAATAAGGAGGTTAAATGGACAAGATATTAGAATATGCAAAGATAGCGTTAGAGATATTTGGTGCATTGGCGGTGATAGTCAAATTTACACCGACCTTGAAAGATGATAACATCATACTTCCGATTATCAAGTTCCTCGGCAAGTTGACTAATTATCAGAAGCCTGTAAAGAAATGATAAACCCACTTGGTATATTGAGTGTGTTTAACTGGAAGAAGTGGGGATTGGGCTTGATTGGAGGTTTGCTTTTAGCAGGACTTATCTGGCTTGCAATCAGACCGCATTTCAAGCCTAATCCTACTTCTAATACCAATCAGGAGGCGCAGGAGATTATCAATAATACTTACAATGTAACTCCACGCTTTGGGTGTGCTACGGTGAAGATATTAGGAGGCAAGAATGCTAATAAAGATATTACTGACAATACTGGCAAGCCTGATTAGTGGACTGTTTTACCATTTATCTGGATTAGGAGCTTGTGGAAAGAAGAAGTATCCTTGGGCTCCGTTATGGCTATTCAATAGGCAATGGCGCAGGACTGGCTGTATGCTATTAGATACTGCTACAATCCTATTATGGTGGCAACCTGATGTATGGTATGGATGGTTGCTCGTAGTGGCTTCTATGGGGCTATGCTATGCGGCAATTACTACATATTGGGATTGGCTATTTGGTTTTGATAATCATTGGTTTCACGGCTTCGGTATAGGGTTATCAAGACTACCTCTTATATTCTGTGGCAAGGCTTGGTGGCTCATACTCGTAAGGGCGGTCGTATTGGCTGTCCTTATGGGGTGGGTGTCTACGGCATCAAAGAAGGACTGGAAAGAAGAAATTGGTCGTGGCTTTGCGATGCCTATATCTGGGTGGATTTAGTTTTTAATTAAATTAACGCTTACATTATTAGGGTAGAATGCATATACAGAGCCTGATACTACATCAATCATTACCCCTATGACTCCACCAAGAATTATATTGCCGAATACCCAGCCATTAACCCCTCTTGTTAATTCATAAGTTATAGGCTGGTAGCCTTCTTTTTCTATGACTATTGTATAGCTCGGTATTGACCTATCAAGTATAACCATACAAGGAGATTTCTGTTCCATTCCATTGACTATAACCTTTGCTCCAGATGGATTTGATGAAATTGATACTTTTTGTGTTCTGCCACTTACTATAGTTGCGCATCCGATTAAAATAAATGGACATAGTGCAATAGCTACTATCTTAGTAAATCTATTCATTTATTCCTCCTTCCCTTATTTTCATTCCTATAATTACCAATCCTATTCCTATTATCAGGATAAACCCTATTCCTAACGCTACTCCTATTGTTGCCAGAAAAGCATTCCAAATCATTTAGTGCCTCCTCTCATACAGCCCATTCACGGCTGAAATTAAAGTATTTATCTTGTCCGCCATTCTTTCTATCTTTGCAAAATTCCTGTCTAAACCTTTTGTATCCAACTCCTCTATCTTGGGCTTCTCCGCAGGCTTAGGTTGGTATTTATCTACTGGGTCATAGGTAATTCTTGAGCAGTTAGTGCAAGGGTGTGGTTGGGTTGAACACCACCCTTGGTTCTTTAAGCTTTCGTATATGCAACCTGTGCAGTCTTTCATCTTCCCGCCTTTCTCTCTTGGGCTTGGTGGATAGCTTGGGCTAAACCATCCAAATTAGTTACAGTTCCAATACCACCACAATTACAACATTTTATTGTTGGGGCGTGTTCACTTGGATAATGGGCTCTAAAGTCGGCATAAACTGAACCATTTCCTTCACAAACTGGACAACTATGTTTACAATCTTCTAAAATCTTCTCTATCTCCTCCACCGTCAGCCTCTCTGCCTGCTCTATCTGGGCTAACTTAAAAAGAGCTTCGTTTATAAACACTTCTTCCGCTTGACCATTACTTCTGTAAAGCCACTCTAGCACCTCTCGTCTTGTCATTTGTCACCCCCTAAAAGCAGAAGCAAGTAATACACTGCCTATTGCCAAAGCAACTATTCCCATCCAGTCATAACGCATTTCTTCTCTTCTTGTAGCATTCCAAGATATACCCACCCCAAATAACAAGAATCCGAAATACAGTAAATACCAGTTCATTTTTCACCCCCGAATAGGTTGGCGATGTCTTGGAATATCTCACTTGTTAATTGTGCTTTTCCATAAGCGTCGCAGTATTCTTGGCTATCTGGGTCTAATCCTTCAACCTCTTTCCATGCTTTATTCTCAACCTTTTCTACCAATTCTCGTAGAGGGACGAGAGCTTGAAACTGCTTATCTGTAAGTATCCAGTATTTCTTACCCTCAATAAATACTTCTGTATATTCGTTCATTCTCCACCTCCGAATAAATTGGCGACATCCTCTAATGCTTGGTTATAGCCTGCTGTAAATAGTGTCGGTTTCTCAAATGTAGTTTGGCAATCATCACACCAACCCCCATCTCCATCTTCGTCTCTTGTGCTATGGTTTAAGTGTGGGTGGTCTTTCTTCTTCGCCAGCACCAACTCACACAGGGAGACGAGGGTAGGGTCAACTAATGTGTGGTAAAAGACGAAATCATTTCTGTCCCTATTATCCACCCTGACGCATAATTCTTCCAGTATCTCGGTAGGCGTTTTCATCTCATCTCCTTAAGTTAGGCAGGGGTATGGTTAACCGACCTTCAGTAATTGGGAACAGTCGGACATTCATTTCTTCGGCTTTCGGAACCGCCCAATTTTAACGCCACACCCCCACCGATTATTTAAGCCAAGTCCCCGCTTCCGCAGTTGTTAAAAGGGTCGCATTACAGCTGATTAGCGATACCTTTCTGCCGACTCTCACGGCTTGGCTTGTTTATAAACTTTATAAATCAATACTAATGCACCTATAATGCAATAAGCGAAACCGAATAATAGAAGTGAATTAAGAAGTAGTGTCATCTTTTAGATAGTATTCTATTTCTTTCTTCGCCCAATCAAACGCTTCCATAGGCTCATATTTAGGTTGCATAATTACAGCATAGTATCCAAGCCTCTCCGCCTTACCAGCGAAATTTTCCTGCTCCTCTGATATATGCCCGCCCTTAACCTTCAATTCCAAAGTCATACCGTGATATTTACCTGAAGGATGGAGTATGATTAAATCTGGGATACCTGCTTTACACCCCATCCTCTTCCTTATTGCGCCAACCCTTGCTCCAAGATTAACTCCCATAAGGCTGGCTATATATAGAATATCTTTATTATCCAGCCATTTACAAACCATTTCTTGTAAAAAAGCCTCATCATTCTTACGTTTCCTAATAAACTCACCCTGAAATCTTGCCATCAATTCCTCCTTCCATTTCCTTTAGCAATAATAATTCTTGCTTGGTAAGTTTCTTATAAATGGTCTTGCCCTTACAGGTGCTTTCTCTTACGAGCTTATTGCCCTGTATAATAATATCATTTTGGAATATAATTTTGGTATGCAGGCAACAATACTTATCATCCTTCAGGCTATATGAATGTAAGGTCGTAATGCAATTAGGAAATAAACACTTTCTTACCTTATTGCTTCTTCGTTTTCTTATATCTTCCTTCATTATGCCTCTTTTTTATACTTAATGATATTCTTACCCTATGGATTGCCGACCTTACCTTACTGACTATCCCGTGATGTCTATATTGGATTAAGTGCCAATGGGCATAGCAGTATTCCTTCTTATTGTATGGGCTTAATATAGTGCCGCAAGCCTTGCATTTCCTTTTCCTATAATTGGCTAACCTATATTCAAACTTATCAAGCAACAACTGGATAAGTTCTTGGTCAGTTAATTCTTGGTATTTTTTGGAGTATCTCATCAAGTATGACCCCGACCCGTTGCTCTGGGTATCCTCTGTCAGTATAAAATCTGCCTATCCTTTCCTTATGCCAACCCAGCTTTACAAATGCCTTCACCTGTTCAGAGGTAAGTAAGTCTACATCTTCGTCATAGCCGAGTAATGTAGCCTTGTATTCCTTCAGGTCATCCTTGTATAGCGTAAGGAATTCCTCCTTGAACGGGTGCTTGATGAGATTTAATTCGTTCACCACGCCTCTTAATACCTTCGGGCTTTTATTCGGAATATGCTTGAAGCGGTTGACTATGAAAATCATATCATTATTACCATCCCATTTCACCATACTGCTCGCCGTAATTCTATTCATAGCATCTTGAAATTCACCGTCAAGTCTCACCCTTAACTGACAGGTTTCCAAATCAAGCTCATATATGCCAGTAAGGTTCACGGCATCATTAGTGAATAGGTATATGAAAAGCAGGCGGGATGATAAAGGTAAAGCCCTAAACTTCTTATCTGACCATAGTTTTGTGTAGAAAGGAATGAAGTTTGTCATTTTTAGATTTCATCTGCTGACTCATTCCCCCAATCATCATTTACCGCTTCCTCTGGTTGCTGGCTTTCCTCTGGGGTAGTTCCCTTCTTGGTTCTGTTTATGAATTGTATATCCTCTGCCACTACCTCTATTGTAGTTCTTTTATTCTTATTTTTATCCTCCCAAGACCTGCTCTGCAGTCTGCCTTCAATAAATAATGGGTCGCCTTTCTTTAGCTGGCTTGCGCAGTTTTCGGCTCGCTTGCCCCAGATTACACAGTTTATAAAGCATACCTCTTCCTTGAACTCATCCCCAGATTTATAGCTCCTATTGCAGGCAAGTCCTATGGTAGCGACTGCTTTGCCTGAAGGGGTGTAGCGAAGCTCAATATCTCTGGTAATATTACCTATAATAATCACCTTATTCAACATCTTGTATCTCCTTTCCTAATTCTCTTATTAATCCTGCCGCTTGTTCGGTTGATATGGCGCATAATGCTTCAACGCCGAATTCCGCACCTACCCTATTTAGTAATTCAATATCCCATTTTTCAAGGTATCTTTTCCTTGCCAGTTCCCTTATGGCGATTTCCTGTTTTTCCGTAATAGAGCCTCGGAATATAGGTTTTGGGGCTTCGGAGGTATCTTTATCAGGTTTAAGGGCATTCGCCTTATCTTGAAGGGTTTCTGCCGCAAGAACAGGCTGTTTTGAGGGGTCTATCGCCCCATTTTCCTGCTCCCAGTCCGTTTCATCCCTTATTTCTGTCATATCAGGGGCAATCTCGGTCTTTACGGTTTCATCGGTAGATAGCTGTTTCTGAATATCTATTGATAAAGGTAACAGCTTGGCTATGCGTTTTATAGCTGTTTTTTTAGCCATTTCCTCATACCATTTAGACCAAGGAGAGTAATCAGAACCGCCTGCCTTTGAAGCTGACTTTACCTTTTCAATCTCGTCTTTGGATAGATAGACAAATAACTTTTCATCAACTATCTTGTTCTTTGCTACCGCATATACCCCTATTATGTTTCCTCTATTTTCCTTTACTGGCTTATGTATCAGGGTAGGGCTCAATCCAAAGGAATACTCAAAACCATCATTTCCATATACGCATTCAGCTGAAAGTATAGCCGCATCTCTACTCCTGTTTATCAGCTCAATCATACCTTTATAGCCAAGTATAAACTGGACTTCCCTTACTATCTGCCCATTCCTTTTTCTGTTATTGAAAGGAACATAATAGATATGTCCTGTGGATGGTATAGGCAGAAATCCAAGCTGTATAGTCTGGATAACTGCCGCAATCAAAGATGCTTGGCTACAATTCATAATCTCTGGGGATGACTTTATAGCCATAGTGAATAAGGATACCATCCTGTCAGGGGTTATAGTTTTTGGCAATGCCTTCCTTATAAGCTCTTTCTGGCTTTCAAAAAACTCATATACCGTTATTGCCTTTGGTGCTGTTACTACTGCCTGTTTTGCCTTGTCAATTTGGTTCATTATTTACCTCCTTCTTTATTCTTACTTACTCTCAATACTCTTGTTTCTTTCTTTATAAGATACTTCTCGTATATACCATCGGCTTTTATGGCATCATAATTGAGCTTTGATACTGCCTGCGATTGCCATTTTACGATATACTCGCTTGTCTTTATCCCAAGACTATCCTTGATTACCTCTTTTAACTTTGCCTCAAGGGTATCCTTCTGGGCATCAAGCTCGCTTATATCAGCCTTGATTTTCTGTAAGATGGCAATGCAGTCATTCATTTCCTCTACTGCCTGTATCTGCTCATCCGATTTCGGATGCAGGGCAAGTAGTATATCATTATCATCTCCAGTTGCGGCTGGTGGGGTTTTATCAAGTGTCATCTGCCAGAACTTTATTGCGGCTTCCTCCATCTTATCAAACAGCTCTTGGTCGGCTTGGATTTCCTTATATCTGAATTTATTCCCACCAATAAGAACCGCTATATATCCCTTCTGCCTGCCTGTTACCATAAGTTGCCAAGATACTTGGAGGATATATTCAAGTGGGATTTCCTCGCCAGCCCATTCCTTTTCCTTCCAAGCGGAGGCATTTTTACACTCAAGAAGCATATCAGTATTCTCTATAAGCCTATCCACCTGACAAGCCATAAAAGGATATTCCTTGCTAATATATCTTTGAGGTGCTTTCCTTACCTTCATACCAGTAGCCTTTGCGAACTTCTTGGCTATGAATTCCTCAAGCTCGCTACCAAGCTGGACATATTCCTTGTCCGATAAATCCTCTGGCTCTACCTCGCCAACCTTTTCAGCCCAGATTTGGAGTTGTGTCTTGTATCTGCTTAATCCCATAACTGCGGCAATATCGGAGCCACCGATAAAGTTACTTCTTTCCATCTTTCTCCCTCGCTTTCATATAATCTTTTAACTGGTCATCAAGGTAATCGGTAATGAATTGCTGGAAGGTCTTTGACATCATCTGGTAGGTTTTGTTCTTCTGCAGTTTCAAATAAGTATCGGCAAGCCAGTTAAACTCTTCATCGCTTACCTTTGCCTGCATTTTATCTTTCATAAGTTCAATCATATCATCAACTCCTTTCAATTATATTATATAATGGGTAGTGCTTGATGTTATAATTATTTTTTTATATCGTGTTCCCATATTCTGATAACATTATAGTCAAGCAACTCAAGGGTATTATTGACCATTTTGTCTCTTTCCGCATTGTATTTGAATTTTTTAATCCAGAATTTTCTGTTTGTTTTCGGCATTCGGAAATGTATTGGACATATGTGCCAAAAGCACCCGTCTATGAATACGGCTATTTTCCTACTTTTATTGCCAAAGTCAGGTTTGCCGTATATCGTTGGATGTTTCCTAAGATACATACCGGACATTTGCTTCGGTAATTTTTCAATTTTGCTCACTGACCTTATCCGGGACATCATTTCGCTGCGCGTCATTTTATCTCTGACCAAAAATATATGGGTATTTTTGCAGTTTTTAATATATCGATACCATTTTTCGAGTATGTTTCACGTATCCTTATTTCGGATATTGAGAGATTGGCAATCATTTTTGCGCATATATCGCACGGTGAATGTGTTATATATAAAGTGCTGTTCTCTAATCTTGTTCCCCTTTTCGCCGCCTGTATTATGGCGTTCTGCTCGGCGTGGACTGTTCTTACGCAATGATTGTTAACCATTAAATGCCCGATTTTCGGGCATTCATCGAAGCCACGGGGCGCGCCATTGTATCCGGTCGACAATATCTCGTAGTCCGATGACACAAAGACAGCGCCGACCAATGCCCTGTCGCAGGTTGATTTCAACGCCACTGTTTCGCAAATCGCGCAAATATACTGGTGCTTTGTCATCATATTTTCCTGTA